GTGCTACTATGCCTTGCGCTGCTTTGCCTGGCCGGGCCACGCCCCGCCTTGCCATGCCGGGCCAAGCTTGGCCTAACCCAGCCCTGCCGCGCCCCGCCTTGCTTTGCCTGGCCCCGCTACTATGCCTTGCCTCGCCACGCCCAGCCGTGCCCCGCCCCGCCTGACCCAGCCCCACTGCACCACGCCTTGCTACTATGCCTTGCCTTGCCGCGCCCGACCGCGCCAAGCACAGCTTGGCCTTGCCTGACCGTGCCCTGCTACTATGCCTTGCGTTGCGTTGCCGAACTTTGCCCCGCCTCGCCCTGCCTGACCGTGCCCCGCTACTATGCCTTACCTTGCATTACCGAACCGTACCGGGCCTTGCCCCGCCCCACCACGCCCTGCCATGTTTTTGTTGCTATGAATGTCATAGGTGATTAAGTTCGCGATGACGATGTAACACATACCTCCTCTTTGTGTTATCGTTTTAACGGACAATGAGAAAAAAAATAGGTTTGGGTTAGCCCCCCTTCCCCACTCCTTTTCCCCCTGCCCTAATCAAATCCAACTTGATTAGCGCAGGGGGTTTTTCTTATTGTATGGTCCGTTTATAACGTCACGCTTCGGGGTGGTAGTCCGTGCTCTGCCACCCACTCGTCCCAAGTGGGCCGATTGGGCTTCTCGTCAACTTCAACGGCACGGTGGCCCAGTGTCAGCATCCAACGTAAGTAGAGATCTGCTGCCGCCTTTTCGGCTGACGCCCTGTCAGGCCAGACGATACTGTTACTTCCCCACTCGCCGTTAACGAGAACCTCGCTTTTGTATCCCATATCTGTCTCCTCAATATTCAGATAGGAGTTTGTAGGCTTTGTACCTAAGCCTCCTCCACCAACTGCGTTCCAGTGCGAGAGTACACGGGCTGTGCATCATCTGGCCACAGGCTTGGGTTGGATTATCCCAACACTCAAGCACATGAAAGCAGTTTTGTTCTAGGCATCCGTACAGATGCAATGCACCTTCACCTGATATTAATGAAGGTCGATGACCTAAAATTCGTACTCGTTTTAAGGCACGCCTTTTCATGCGCCTAGCTTCACGAGTCCTCATCGTTATAAGTCCTCCCTCTTTCAGTCGCAGCTTACTTAAGCTGTTCCCAATTAGTGACAACATACTTACCGAATGGTCCCTTGGTTTGCGGGCGGAAATCGCCCAGCCCTATGCGGCTACCTGCTGCATCCACGATCTCACGAAGCATCTTCGGAGCCAGTAGCGTTGAATCAAGGTGAAGGGTGAAGTTGAGTTTCCAGTCATTGAAAATGGCGCGGTGTCGTATGATGCGCCCACCCGTGGCCGGAATTCTCACCGGACGGCTATCAACTTCCCATTCATCCTTATGTTCGATTGGCAACACAAGCTCTTCCAGATGTAGACAGGCTGGAAGTAGCGAGGTCTTTACGGTCGTGACCTTGACCCTTCCGATCTTGAACCACTTACCCGCCTCCATAAGAGAGGCGAATACGTTGGGACCGGGGATGATGAGTGTCTCACCATCACCACTGAAATACAAAGTATTCCAAGCCTGCTCTCTTGGAGTGCCTTCCTCACCCCTAAAACCTGGGCGAGAGTTGCCGTCGTCCACCCCAATATCACCAACAAAACGATTGGTCATGAGTGGGGTGACCCCCTCTACGGTTACTGCGTAATTCTTGAACATGTTACTCCCCCCTTAAGGAGCTAAATGACCGATAACGCTTGTCGCTATCGGATACTACAACTTCGGTTGGGCCTTTATCTGATCTTCCATCAATGACTTGAGCTTGGCCACCTTGGTGACAGCACTCTGTGCGGCAAGTTGAAGTACGCCTTGATCGAAGTCATCCCATTTCATGAGAGAACAACAGTCGCATTTCGTTTTCGTGCCGTCGAGTTCGTTGGCAAAGTTATTGAGTTCTAATCGGATATCAGTGATCCAACGTAGATCACTCTCGTCTATACGCATGTTTAGTTGTGGGTTAATGGTAGTCTTGGGATATGTCTGCCAGGAATGCTTCAACGGCCTCACTCTCTTCGATTCTACTTTCAAGGTCATTGATACATGAAGTTATCCATCTCAGAACCTCTTCTTCGCTTTCGGGTTCGTCTGATTCCACGACCTTCGCTTCCTTGAGTCTTCTGTGTAGCATAGACATCAAAGCTGGTGCCAGTTTATGGCCGTTTTCGTGGATCAACTTGAAACCTTCAAGCATTAGTTCTTTGTCGTCACATGCTATTCCTAGTATGACGAAAACAGAGCCTTCACTCCAATCCGGCATCAGTTATAGCCTGTCCATTCAGTGAAGGTATAGTCTTCAGGCTCAGTCTCAGGTTCAGGTTGACTAACACTTTCCAACGTCAACTCAGCACCATCACATAGAACGTCGAGCATTCTATGCAGCCTGATTGTACGGTTGGGCAGTGTCAGTGCGTGAACGCCCTTGAACACTTCAGTGTAGGCGTTGAGAAGAGTCCATCCGGTTCTAACATGCCCGTCGTTGAAGAACTCTTCGTGTCGAGGCGTCCTGTATTCCTTTAGAACCTTCGGAATGTAGGAGTTGGCCATGACCTTCTGATCCACGCTACGAATCAGGAAGTCATGCACCTCAGTGTCGGATGGGGTGCGTTCCTTATACACCTCAATCCTCCGGTCTTGCAGCATTCGCATGGATTGAACTTTGGAGAATGCTCTCTCCACCAATCCACGCAAATCACGCATGATGTATCGTGTGTGCTTACGTCCAAACGTGACCTCTCCAGAGAAGTCCAAGTTGGAGCACACCATGACGTATGATCCGACTGCCATGCCTGCTGAAAACAGCTTGTTATGCGAATTGCGTAAGCCGATAGTCAGGTCATAGTCTGGATGGGACTGCCCGTTTTGGATGCGCCATACGGCAAACATCTCATTGTTATCATGAAACAGGGCGTAGTCCGTCTCCGTGATGTTCCACTGTGCCCCCCTTACCACATCCCTTACGGTCTCTATAAGTGTACCGTGTGGGATAGGGTAGTGGGTTTCAGTGGCTTCGGGGGTAGTTGTCAGAAATACTTCTGGCTCTGACACGGTTTCATTTCTCCCCGCTCCTAATATGCCCATTAGTTACCTCCTTATAAGGTAGGTGGGCTGAACCTGGGCCATTTGCCCAGAAGAAATTGTTAGATAGATGTCTCCTCTCTCGCATGTAAAATAATGTCTTCAGAATCACATTCGATCCACACTACAGCACCACAGGAGAGTGGTTTCAGTGGTGAGTATATCAATTTTGATGGTCCATTGATGGCAACTTCATCTGTGTAATCATTAGACTTGTAAGTTTTAACAGTTAACACAGGTTTCCTGTTGTCAGGATTCTTGCGATTATACTTAATGTGGTGCTGATTCACATGAATTACTGTTTTCATTTATCACCTCCAGTGTGTGAATCCGTTTCCCAAATCATTGTATACGGATAGATCCAGCCTTCCTGTTCTAGTATCCAGAACAACCCTTCTTGAACCCTTATCTCAGGAAGACCCCGAATACTCACAAGTGGAGTAGTCCACGAGTGATCTCTGTAATCACTATACTGAGGCCAAGTACACGGTACAGATACTTTTGCTTTGCCATCTTCTACATGCAAAGTCCCCGTGTTCAAAGCCAAGGCGATCCGGGTTTCTGCGTTACCCAGCAGGTAGTCGCTAGGAGGCCAAGCCAAACGCACGGGCTCAGAATAATTATCTAATGCATTCTGAATGAATTTGGATTCAAGAAAGAAGTCGGACTCGAATGTCATCTCCTGACCTTCGGAGGAAGGCAACAACATGTACAAGCCTTCTTTTGCTATCTCAGGATAGAGTGGAGCACCCAGTACATTCATGAGCACATAGGCGGTATAGATTTCCACCTTGTTGAACCATGAGAACTCACTCAATTCAACCGGCCTAGCGGACAGATGATTGAGTCTCTGTAGACCGGCAAAGGAAAGTGCTAGGAGTAGTAGAACTGCCAAGAAAACTCTTTTTGTGTATATGAGTAGCATTATTCGTTCTTCCGATCATGGGTGACGCTCACGCGGAGCGTCGAACAAGTACCTCTCGGTCATAGCCTCTAGCGCAACGTCTAATGAGAGAAGCGCAATATTTGTCGCATACTCGACTGAATGCTCCTCCGTGTCTTCGACATACAGATCGTAAACGTCTCGGATAACGCGGCAAAGTTCGTGTTGGTCCTCGCCAGACAGGGTGACTCCGTTGAAGTCGAGAAACTTTCGAGCAGCTTTCTGCACTGAGGCTGGCCAATCCAGATTAGGCGTGGGAATCGTTGTCATGTTAGTTCCTGTCGCGTATGCGCTTGATGCGCTCGACCTCTTCCCGACCGTAGATTAGGATGTTGTCACTTAAGGTTCGGGTGGGGACGCGCAGGCTGACGTATCGCTTGTCGTCGCCCCAACGAGAGACCCGCAGTCTGCGCCCGCTGTAAGGGGTCACGCCTTTTTTCACCCGCACGAAGTCGTCGTCGTATATGCTTCTTATCGTCGTCATGTTAGTCCCTTGGAATGGTGTGTATCGTGAATCCTGAAGTGTCTTCTTTAGCCTTCTTGCCCTTGGCCTTGAGCCATATGATCGACGGGGCAGGTTGTAAGAACGTCAGGTCATGTTCGTCGCCATCTACTATGGGGTAGCCCCATGATGGTGGTGCCCCTGAGAAGGGATCGGCAGTACCGCAGACCGCTACCCTGGTGCCTTTAGCGAGCATCTCCTCGCATACCCGCCAGTTGGTTTCCGAACGACTGAACGTCAGGTCATAGTTGGCTGGGATGTTGCGTCTGTTTTCTAGCTTGCTGTAATCGTAAAACTGATAATCGGCAAACAGTGCCATCAAGTTGGGATAACCTTGGACGGGAATGCGTTCCCACCTTTGATCTGAGGTGCCGTTGAGTCTGACTACCGGGATGAGATCCCTTCTCTTGGCATGTCGTATGCCTTTTTCAATCTCGTCAACCAACTGATCCATGTGAGCTTCACGATTTTCCATGAAGTTGATCGTTCGGTTGTATTGGGCCTGTTGGACGGTGTTCATCACCATGCGCCCTGAGTTGTGACCCAGACATAGATCCAAGCACGCTTCAGTCGCCATCGGGCACATGTTGTACCCGGACTTGTCCCCTGCCATGAGGTACTGAACCATGGTGAAATACCCTAGTCTCTCCCCCTTAACAGTCTTCGCGCTACTCGTTAGTAGCTTCACCGTTGTATCCCTCCCGTTTTTGGGGACGCATAGGCCCCGTGTGGTTAGGTGATATCAGAATGTAACACATCGGGTACGAAGGTGATAGCACCCGGCACTAAGTCATTTGTCTAGTGCGTTATCAATCAACTCGTACAGCGTGTACTCAGCGTCTTTAAGCATCTTATTAGACTCCTGCCTCAGTCTAGCTGCGGTCTCCCTTCGCGTCAGCGCATTTAAGTGAATGATTCGATCAGACTCCAACCGCAAGTTGATGGCTACACGGATGTTATCCATGAACTTGTCCACATCATTTTTAGATGGATGTGACATGATTTCTTTCCCCCTCTCGTCGCCCTTCCTGCGCCAGCCACGCAGTAACCTTTTCCACTGAGCCATGGCTGGCATGTGGAATCTCCCAATGGATGAAGAGCACGATGTCTTTCAGTCCAGCGAGGCTGTTAGCATCTGCGCGGAAGATTGCTTCCGATAAATTGTTTTCCAAGACAGCGGTGACGAAGTGCCCATGTTGAGTGTGGTTGTTAGCGTAGTCCGTGATCGCGTCGAGTATATGGATCGGTGCTGTGGGGTATTTCATTTTACCTCCTCAAAAAGTTATTCAATTGGGCTGCTTGCTGTGTGACCGTGAGTTTCTGCTGTTCCAAGCAGCCTTAACCCTACCAATCAATAAAATGAATCGTAGTTTCGTGCTGCCCATGGTGATAGACGCGATGTCATCCATATACCCACCTAGTTTGTCGGATGTCACCCAACCAAGTACAGATGAATTAACAGGGGCTGGCTTGCCCGTCTTAAAATCCCACCACACAATCTTCTTCTCATCCCATGCAGCGATCTCTACAGTGTTTACGCCAGCGTAGTTGCCCGGCCTCCACTGAACTGACATCGTCCAGCCGTTGTCGAATTCAGCCCAGAATCCATTGTTCGTGTCGTTGAAACTGACTTGCATGATACCTCCTCCTTCTTTGGTGAAAGAAACAACCATCCATCTACCGGTCAGCCTTTTTAGCGTGGGGAACAACCGTACTGGCAAACTTGAGGTTGTCGAAGAAGTTCGGAGCGTGGTTACGGGCATGTCGCAGTCTCGCGAACCAACTGAATCCGAACTCGCATGTGAACAGACCGGATCGCTCATCTAGTTCTTGGAAGTCAGCGAACGTTGCGTCCGCCTCTCGCAAGATCGTAGCAATGTGTTCGTGCTGCGCTTCGCTGCCGTGCTCCTTCAGTGGGCCACGTTCAAATTCAGTGGCGAGCCGTATGACGATAGCTCTGCGCTTCTCGCTCCTCGCCCATGAGCTTGAGGAACTTGCAGATCTGGATTTACTCATCGTGCCACACAACTGGTAGGTGATCCAGATCCTCGCCCCGTTCGATCTTGGTAGCGCATGAATTACAGTACGCATAGTGGGGCATGATACGCACCATGTGCCCGCAGCCTCGACACTGTTTCTCGGTTGAGTTTTGCTCAACGTGTCTGCGGAATGCTTCGCGCTCTTCCGGGTCGTCGGACTCATCTTCCCAGTGTCCGAAGTTGTCGTCATAGTAGACTGTCATCGTGTAACTTCCTTTGAGGGGAATTCCCCCCGGTTACTAGGATACTTTCACTGACGATCTATCCAGTCAGCCACGACGAGGACGAGAAGGATCACGACAATGACAAGCAACGGGGCTTGCCACTGCTGTGTTAGAAATGCGTCCACTGAGAACGGGTTCACGTTGTCTCCGTGCTCGGTGGCTCGTCCAGCACAGACTGTAGCTCGTCTGCTGCGCGAGCCCATACCTTGGATAGGCCGGTCGCACGATTGTTCCGCAACGCGAACCTGCTCTCAAATGCCTCCCGCTCGCGCCATAGCATCAGCAGGGCAGTGAATGGGTCAATGTCATCCATCTCCTCAATCAAATCTGCCATCGCGTCGTCATGCGTATCGTCGTCAGCCTCCAACATTCGTTGGATAAACTCAGCCTTGATCCTTGCTATCGCATCTACGGTGCTCTCTGCTTGCGATAGTGGTATGCCTAGTAATCGACGCCACTCTATATCGCTGTACATACTCACTCCTCTCCGTATGGGCCAGCGCCATACATATTCGTGATGCCCGACTCCCGAAGTCTGTCGAGGTAAAGGAATACATGGGCTTCTAAATCAGGGTAGGTTCTCATGCTGTCACCTCCTTTAGGGAAAAGTCCTGCCATTCGGCAGAATGTGCGTCTCCCACCCAGGTATGTTGGAGAAATGTCCAAGGTGCCCATCCCTTACCCGCATCGACAATCCCGATGTGTAAGGGGGATCGGTGTCCCCAGCCTTGATGTATTCAAGCCCGTCAATACCGATTACGATGGACCCATCGGGCGAAGCGAGCCACCGCTCCGTGTTCTGCTTACCGGGGCTACCTTGCTCTACTGCTCCCTTTAACGGGAGTCCAGTGTCGAGTGGCGGGGACCAGCCGTGCAGGATCGCAGTCGCTTGCTGCTCCGTCATCGGCCAGCCCTCGACCAATAACCGCATGGCTAACGGGCGGTCAGTTTTGGCTACATGGCGAATCCAATTCAGTAGCCCCTGCGTGTTCGGTGTGAGGTCGATTGTTTCGATCACGATGTCACCTCCCGAATGTACCGTTCGTGCCGCTCATCCTCCTCTGTCTCGCGGTTAGCTGCCTGCTCATCCCATGTTAGGGAGAGTGGCCGGTCGCAGTCATCGTCGTAGTCTTGCCTACTCACCACCGCATAACTTTCCGGGCCGTCTCCCCACGACATCGCCTCCCACGTTGTCGCAGCCCAAGCTTCGCGCCCGGTCCCGTACCTGTGGATGGCCGTGAACGGACCCGTGTCACAGCAGTAACGGTGATGAGCGATGTAGACCGGCCACGGCGTGGCCCACAGGCGCGCACGACGCCACAGGTGCGGCACGGTGCGAATGCATCGCTCCAGTCGAGTGCTCTCGTAGCGCATCGAACGCACCAGAAATACCGTGAGCGGCCCCCAGGTGAGGAGCCAACCCCAAGGCACCCGCTCCCATACACGGGGACGACCGTCACCTAGACGGTTGCGAGTAATGAGTAATCGCCAACCAAATACCTTGAGCGCACGTTCGTAGCGCCCTTTCATTAGGAATCCCTCCCGCAAGCCTGTCGAGCTTTCTTCAGCGCGTACTTCGACCGCGTGGCCGAACGCTTTCCAGCGGCTGCGGCCCGTGCTCGCGCCTTGCGTTCGATGCTCTTTTGCCGCGCCTTGGATCGTTTTGGCATATGTAGCTCCTTTGTAATGGTGGTGTAGGCACCGTTGCCCCGTTCATACCGCAAAGGGCTGGCCGGGGAGTCGAACCCCGGCGAGCCGTCCTAGAGCTACCGCACCGAACCAGGCACGATCATAGCTCCTCCTCCTGTAGTCTCATTCATCGCCGCCTAGATCTTCACCCTCTTCATCTATCCAGGCGCATAATGCTTCGGTAATCTTTTTCGATTCTTCTGCCGTGAAGACATGCGCCTGTTTTCTTATGGCATCGTGCCGTGCCTTCAGTAGTGCGGGGTTCTCTACTTCGGCCTTGAAGTCTTCCAGTGCATCCTCAACATCTTCACCGTCGCCCAGAATCCAAGATAGATCGTCCATAATGATTACTCCGGGCTCTCAAAGACCTTTGAGTTTGCTGCGTCTTTAGTCAGATCGGTGAGTGTGGCGACAGCATCGGATACCTCCCTCAGTACCTCGACCATGGCGTCTTCCGGTATCATGCCCGTCCTGTCGTCTTTGTACCGCGCTCGACTGATGACCCTCGCCAGCCTCTCTAGAGTGCGGTTCAGGTGATAATAGGTTGGTACGTTCATGTTCTTCTGCCTCCCTTCTTTGGTGAAAGAAACCTGCCCCTGTCCTTCTCGTAGTCCATCATTATCCTGTCACCCCTCGTTTATCTCCCGTTCTTCTCGTCCTGCACTGCCCGCAGTTCTGCTTCAAATCTCTCATCGTCCTCTGCCTCCATACGATCCCTACGCAGTTCATCCCAACCATCACTGCCCGCAGTTCTGCTTCCGTCCTCTGCTCTGTATTGAGATCGTGAAGACTTCGCATAGCAGTCCACGGGTTCGTGTAACGCCTCTCATTTGAGAAGTGTCCAGTGTCACAACAGAACCCGCTTTCTACTACGAAGCACTCGCCATGTCTGAGCCTTGCCATGGCCAGATAAGCGAATGCCTTACCGTAGAAGATGAGATTGATGAGGAAGTATTTAATGCGGTGCTTCATAGTTCTCCTCCCGTGAAAGAAACAACTGGTTGCCCTAGAAACTCTCCCGCTCTAGCTGCCAAAGCACGCCGAAGGGCTGTGCCGCACACTCGTAGCATACGCCGTCGTAGTAGTCGCCAGGCTTGTCGCACTCCCAGCATTGGGCGTCAGGGTCCGGCTTGTCGTATAGCCCTGCCTCCGTATCAGCTTTGAATTCCTCCACGGTGTACTCGTCACGGTAGCTGTCGGCCTCGCGCTGCCTGTCCAGCAGCACTTCCGCCACCGCCAGGCTGGGGCGCTCACCCGTCTCCCTCTCGTATTCGTCCTGCACTGCCCGCAGTTCTGCACCCGTGAAGCTCATAGCTCGTCCTTTGGGGGAAGTTTTCCCCCGGTTATGAGATTACTACTACGTCTTGCGCCGTACAGGGAATCCGATGGTGAAGCCATCGGTCTCCTGCGGACCACCGTCAAAATCCACGTTCATGAGTGAAGCATTTGCCCTAGACTTGCTTTACTCATGATTGCCCAAGAAAACTACAAAGGCCTTGAGATCGGCTAGGTAGTGTTCGGCTTCGGCCCGTTGTGAAGCGGGCCACACTCGCAACACGCTCCACGTTTCGACGGGTCCGGTGCCATAGACGAGCATGATCTGATCCATCATGCCTGTCTCTAGGCGAATGGGTTCCTTCTTGCTCATGCGTTTTTCCTTGGGGGAAATTTTCCCCCAGTTACAGGTTTATCTTTCCTCTTCATCTATCCCAAGGACGTTGAGGATAGCACGAGTCTCTCGCTGAATCGCTGCTGCTTGATCCATCGTAGGAACATGACAAGATTCTCGGATCAAACGTCTCGCTGATTCAGCGATCAGAAGTCGATCTCGGGGATCTCGTACCTCTGTGGTGTTGGTTCGGGTGCTCATCGCTCCCTCCGGTGGGGGACTGACTACTTGTTCGTTCCAGCTATACCATACCTGCGCCACGCAGTGGCATCAGTTACATCTCTGATTGCGTCATGACCACGACGGTAACCACCCTTCGATACCCTGCGTGTGTACTCGCCAATAAACTCGCCCTCACGCTTGGCCCTAACATTCCTTCGTAAATCCCGGTCGTAACCCGCCACCCAGCGGACACCGAATCGATCCCATAATGCGTCAGCGTGCCTGGCTATAATCTTGTCAGCACGAATCTGACATCTTGAGCCGTCACTAGCACGCGCAAATCGCGCATCCCGGTAAGCTCTGGGATTGATTAGTGCCAGCTTCTTTGGCACTATGTTGAAGCGCACAATCACCCCCACTTTGGAAGGAATAAATACCGCCATGAATACTTCTAAGACTAAGGCCCTGCCCCTAACTCCAAAACAATCGGCGTTCGCTGGGTTCGTAGCTAAAGGAAACAACTACACCCAGTCCTATCGCCTAGCCTATAACGCTAAGAATATGTCCGACAATGCAATCAGCATCGAAGGTCATAAACTCATGAAAAAGGCCCACATTAAACTGCAAGTCGATTCGCTGAAAGCAAACAACTCGACAGCTACCAAAGCCCACGAACATACCCGCCAAGCTTGGATTCTTGAACGTCTCAAAGAAGAAGCCCTGGACATGGACAACAACGCCAGCACCCGTGTCCGTGCCCTTGAACTGCTAGGCAAAGGTGCCGGACTCTTTGACTCCTCAACCACAGTAGTCGTAGAGAACCGCACACCCAGCCAGATCGAAGCCGAATTGAGCGAGAAACTCAGTATACTCTTTGACTGATAGCACCCAAAGAAGAGGCTTGATCGACCTACTGTCGGACATCTTTCGTGAAAGATACTGACTGACTGACTGACTGACTGACTGACTGGTAATGTCCAGCCTGGACTACAAAAAAAGTAGAAAAAAGGGAAGGGCCGGGGTTGAGCCCGGCCCTTCCGACATCCCAGTAAGTGGCTCCCCACGGGGTTAACTGTGGTCTTTCCGATACTTCGCGAGATCTTCGTCCGAAAGCTGAGCCAAGAGATGCGCTCCAACCTTGGCGTCGATTTTGTCACGATCCGCTTTTGTGCGCTTGTCGATCATGCCGCACGGGTTCTCGTTTCTGATATCGCGGAGCACGGCGCGCCAATTGGGCGACCAGTCCGTCTTGATCGAATCAGCTACAGCTTGTGCTGCATCCCGTTCGTCTCGCTTGTCGGATGCTTGTCCGACGGAGAACGTCACTGCATGGTCTGAACCGGTTGGCGTGTACGAAACGTTCACATCATGCCGCGAAGGATCGTACGCGATTTCCGCAATCCTGTCCGTAGCGTACCGGTTAACGGCACTCCACGTTGCGCCATCTTCGTTCATGACCGTGAACAAGCCATTCACTGGGCCATCGTGTTCGATGATGAACGCACATCGCCAGAACGGGCCGTTCAGTTGCGAGATCGTGTTGTCCGCCGTCTCGCGAAGCTCTGAGAGAGCTTCTCCCTCCAGCCCGTCGTCTCGTCCGATTCTGGCGACCTTGGTCGCCATTGTGTCAGCGAGCACGCTGTACATAGCGCTCATGCTAACGTCTAAGCTGAGCCCCCAACGGACGAAGTCGATCACGCTCTCGTTCCACGTTTTCCCGATTAGCGCCGCTTGGGGCATGATCCGGCAACGGTTATAGAGAGCCGTTCCTAGTGCTTCGGTTCCCTCTTGCAACGTCTCTGCTAGACCTTCCAACAGATTCGTTACGGTGTCCTGCATCGTCGTTTGTGGCATTGGATTCTCCCATCTTTGATCAAAGAAAGGGAGAGCCACCCACTGGGTCGCCGGTCAGATACTGGAGGTGCGTCTCAGCAGACCTCACGATCTCGCGGTTTCTTTCGCCAAACTTTGTCAGCGGATTTACCGTTCGGACCAGCACAGAAGACAGATGCAAGCGCCGTGCCACGTTCTGGACCTTCGGGATTTGTTCGGGTGAGTCCCCCACCATGGGGGGCACATTGCACCCATTGCTCAGGATACCCCTAAAAAGCGTTGGTACCATTGAAGAAACGCCGTGGCAACCCCTACCCTACCCCTGAGTGCTTCGACCGTCTCACGGCCCTTAGAAAGCCTCTGAGGCCCTCTGAGGGGTATTTCGGGGTTTGTTCGGGTAATAGACCGAATCTGGCCTTTCGGGTTCTGTTCGGTACCGGCCCTTTCGGGTTCTGTTCGGTGCTGGCTTCTTCGGGTTCTGTTCGGGCCGACCACCCTTCGGGTTCTGTTCGGGAGCCGGACCCCGTGCCCCCGACCCCCCCCTTTTCGCGCCGCGCTGCGCGCGGGGGGATAAGACGGTTTTGCATGTTCTATCTCATAATTTCGAGATTGTTTTCGTTTTTTTTAGCGCCTGGGTCTTATCTAGCTGGTATAGTCTTAGCTGGTATAGTCTTGGCTGGTATAATCTAGGTTTTTTGAGGTTGGTATATATCTGGTCTGGTTTAATCTAGCTGGTATATACTAGTACTAGTATAGGAGGGGGGTTGGGGGGGGGGTATTTTCTCAGGATAGGGCTCCCCCCTTTTCTCGCGGAAAATTTTCTTATAATTTTTGAAAATGGATATTGCTGCGATACAGGGCCAGATCGGTTCATTACCTGCTGACAGGCAGCGTGAGATTCTTGCTTTACTTGACGAGTTATCCAATGCTCGTGTCAGGGAAGAAGCGAGCGGCGATTTCCTGGCATTTGTGAGGGAGGCTTGGCCTGCGTTCATAGAGGGGAGTCATCATCGTGTGATGGCAGATGCGTTCAATCGTATTGCGAGTGGCGATTTGAAGCGTTTGATCATCAACATGCCTCCACGCCACACCAAGTCCGAATTTGCTTCGCATCTATTTCCTGCTTGGTATCTGGGCAAGTTTCCTGACCGCAAGGTGATTCAGACTGCTCACACTGCGGAATTAGCTGTTGGTTTCGGGCGCAAGGTTCGTAACCTCGTGGGTTCTTCTGAGTATGCGGTGATGTTTCCCGGTGTTGACTTGAGTGCAGACTCAAAGGCTGCGGGACGTTGGAACACGAACGAGGGCGGCGATTATTTTGCTATCGGCGTTGGTGGTGCTGTTACTGGTAAGGGTGCTGACATTTTGATTGTTGATGATCCGCATTCTGAGCAGGAGGCGGCATTAAACGATCCGAAAATCTACGACAAGACTTATGAGTGGTACACATCTGGTCCGCGTCAGCGGCTACAGCCTGGTGGCGCGATCTGTTTAGTGATGACTCGTTGGTCGAAAAAGGATCTAACGGGCAGCATATTGAAGGCTTCCATCCAAAGGGGTGGCGCGGACGAATGGGAGATCATTGAACTGCCTGCGATTCTTCCTAGCGGCAAACCATTATGGCCTGGATTTTGGCCATTAGAGCAGCTTGAATCTCTTAAAGCCGAACTTCCGGTTTCAAAGTGGAGTGCCCAGTATCAGCAAGATCCGACTTCCGAAGAGGGTGCGCTCATCAAGCGCGAGTGGTGGAAGGAGTGGACGGAGAAGGAGCCACCAGACTGCGAGTTCGTGATTCAGTCTTGGGACACTGCGTTCTTAGCGAAAGAGACTGCCGATTATAGTGCTTGCACAACGTGGGGTGTTTTTTATACGGAGGACGGCCAGGCCAAGATTGTTCTTCTGGATGCGTTACAGGAGCGTCTGGAGTTTCCTGACTTGAAGGTTCGTGCATACGAGATGTACAAAGAATACGAGCCTGACGCTTTCATTGTGGAGGCTAAGGCAGCGGGCAGTCCTTTGATTTTCGAGCTTCGCAGGATGGGGATTCCTGTTGCGGAGTACACACCGAGCAGGGGGAAGGACAAAGTTGCCAGGGTAAACGCGGTATCTGATCTTTTTTTCAGTGGCCACGTTTACGCTCCGAAAACCCGTTGGGCTGAGGAGGTGATGGAGCAATTCGCGTCTTTCCCGTTTGGCGATCACGATGATCTAGTCGATTCCTCGACACAGGCGTTGCTCAGGTTCAGGCAGGGCGGATTCATCAGTATGCATAGCGACTATCCGATGGACGAGTTGCTACCGGGACGTAAAGCGGATTATTATTAGATGGGCGATGTAACGGCTACGGAGATTTTAGATGGCGATAGACAAGCCTCTTAACGGGTTACTTAATCAAGACGATTTCGAGATGGGTCCAGAAGGACTCCTTGTAGCGGAAGAGGAGATGCCTATCGGTGACTCTATGCTCACTGAACTGGCAGATGGCGGTGTCGAGATCGATTTCGATCCCATGTCGAGTCTTATGGGTGGCGGTGAGGAACCATTCGATTCCAATCTGGCTGAGTACATCGAAGACAACGAGCTTCGCACGCTGGCAATCGACTGCATATCGATGTTTGATTCCGATAAGAGCAGTCGTTCGGATTGGGAGGCGACGTACAAAGAAGGTCTGGATCAGTTAGGCTTGGAAATCGAGGATCGCACCACTCCGTGGGCTGGAGCTTGTGGCGTATTCCATCCGATGCTCTCTGAAGCCGTTGTACGATTCCAGGCACAGACGATCCAAGAAATCATGCCAGCCAAGGGGCCGGTCAAATCGCATATTTGGGGTGTCGTGACTGATGAACGCGAGCAGCAAGCGCGGCGTGTTCAGGAGTACATGAATTACCAGCTTATTGAGGTAATGACCGAATATCGCTCTGAAACTGAAAAGCTTCTGTTCAGCCTGCCGTTAGCTGGTTCAGCGTTCCGCAAGATCTATTTTGATCCTTCGTTGGGCAGACCGACTTCGATGTTCGTACCGGCAGAGGATTTTGTCGTGTCGTACAACGAATCCGAGTTAGAGCACGCCGAGCGTTATACCCATGTCATGAACCGAAGCACGAATCAGGTGAGAAAGCTTCAGGTAAGTGGGTTCTATCGTGACGTTGAATTGACTGCGTCCCATGTCGAAGAAAATCCGATTACAAGCAAATTCAACGAGATCGGTGGCGTCAGCCCTTCGTGGGACAACAATGAACGGCATCAACTCCTTGAAATGCATTGTGACATAGACGTACCCGGATTTGAAGATCCCGATGGAGTTGCGTTGCCCTATGTCGTTACCATCGACAAGAGCAGTTCCACGATTCTATCGATTTACAGGAACTGGTCCGAAGATGATCCGCATAGGATAAAGAAACAACATTTCGTTCATTACGGATATGTCCCCGGCATCGGATTCTATAATCTAGGTCTGATCCATATGATCGGCGGTCTCGCTAAATCAGCGACTAGTCTGCTGCGCCAGCTTGTAGATGCGGGGACTCTTTCCAATTTACCGGGAGGATTGAAAACTCGTGGGCTAAGGATCAAAGGCGATGATACGCCGATTATGCCGGGAGAGTTCAGGGACGTTGATGTGCCGGGAGGGGTGATCCGCGACAATATCACCTTCCTTCCTTATAAGGAACCTTCTTCGGTTCTTTATCAATTGTTGGGCAATATCGTGGAAGAGGGCAGGCGGTTTGCTTCGATGGCGGACCTGAAAGTAGCGGACATGAACCAAGAGGCTCCGGTAGGGACCACTCTTGCGATCATGGAGCGGGCCATGAAAGTACAGTCCGCGATCCAGGCCAGGATTCATGCCAGCCTGAAGCAGGAATATAAAATTCTTTCAGGGGTCATCCGCGACTATACATCACCGGACTATCCTTATGAGACCGAATCAGGGGAAGGCATCAAGCTTGAAGACTTCGATGACCGCATCGACGTTGTCCCGGTTTCGGACCCGAACGCATCAACGATGGCCCAACGGATCATGCAGTATCAAGCGGCTATGCAACTGGCACAACAATCGCCTGGTCTGTATGACATGCCACTTCTGCATCGTGAGATGATGGAATTGATTGGCATCCCGAACGTAGATAAGATTGTTCCCCAACCGGATGAGGCCCGTCCCACAGATCCAGTTAGTGAGAATGAAAATGTTCTTACGTTGAAGCCTGTGAAGGCGTTTGAGTACCAAGACCATGAAGCACACATGAGGGTGCATATGGTGCTCAAGAATGATCCGCAGATTAAGGAGCAGATGCAAAACAATAAGATGGGCGGTGCCATCAATGCTGCCTTAGATGCCCATATCCGCGAACATTTGGCATTCATCTTCCGTGACCAGATCGAAGAAGAGCTTGGCGTTCCGCTTCCACCGACAGACCAGCCGTTGCCTAAAGATATCGAAAAGCGGCTTAGTGCATTGGTTGCCGATGCGGCTGACCAGATGTTGGGCAAAAAGAAAGCCAAGGCCAAGGCCGAGAAAGACGCGAAGATGCAGAAAGATCCTATCGTTCAGCAGCGTGAAAAGGAATTGGATATCAGACGCGAGGATGTTCAGCGTCGAGCGCAGGCAGACCAGGCCAAATCACAGTTGGAGCAGCAGAAGCTTGCGGTCACGCAGCAAGCAGGCCAGGAGAAGCAGCAGCTTGAGCGTGAGAAGATTGCTTCCAAGGAACGTTCCGATGCTGCTGCGTTGGAACAAGAGCGCGAGGAGGTGTTCCTTAAATCTCAGATAGATCAAGAACAGTTTGAAGTTGAACAGGAAACTGAAGGCGTTAAAGCTGCGTTGGCACGGGAAAAGTTTGATGCCGAACAGGAGATGGAGAGCGTGAAACTAAGGTTGGAACAGGAAAAGTTTGATGCCGAGCAGGAAGCCGAAGGCGTGAAATTTGGCCTGAATATGTCGGAGAAAAATAAGAATGAGTGATGATGTTCTTTCGTTAATCAAAAAGAAATTAAGAGAGCAAATGAATGAAATAGCAGATTCGGTTTCACTTGGTTCGGCAAAAAATATGGAAGATTACCGCAAGATGTGCGGGATGATCGAAGGATTGGCATGGGCAGAGCGGGAGATTCTAGATATCGAAGACAGACTTAGGGAATTTTGATCTGTAGGACGCAACGTTCGTTCGGAACGCAATAATTCAACGAGGAGTCGTTATGGCTACACTCGCAAAAGAAGTTTTGGCTGAGATGGTGTCACCAGAAGAAGATGTTGAAGAAGAAGATCCTCGCTATGCATCGCAATTACCGGAGCCAAAAGGCTACAAACTCTTAATTGCACTCCCCGAAGTCGAAGAAGCCACCGAAGGTGGCATCATAAAGTCGGTGCGGTCCCAGCATGAGGAGTCTATCGCCACGATTGTGGGTTGGGTGATGAGCATGGGACCGGACGCCTACGTTAATTACAACCGATTTCCTAATGGACCTTACTGTCAGGTAGGCGATTGGGTGGTTTTTCGGGCATTTAGCGGTACTAGACTGAAAATTCGTGGTAGAGAGTTCCGTTTAATCAACGACGACACCGTAGAAGCGGTTGTAGAAGATCCTAGGGGGGTGGAGAGAGCATAATGTCTGACGAAATCGGCAGGATGAGCGAAGAAGACAAGTTTTTGGGCGTCAGAACCACGATTGAGCCCCCTGAAGATGCAAGTACGGACGTTGATGACGGTGAAGTCAACATTGAAGTCGTGGATGACCGCCCAGAAGCGGACCAAAGGGCCTCTTCTGGGGCAATGGGCGATGATGACGGTACTGCATCGGACGAAGAGGTCGCACAATTGGGTCAACGTGCCCAAAAACGCATAAAAAAGCTGAAATGGGAGTATCACGAAGAGCGTAGGGCCAAAGAAGCGTCAGAGCGCCTCGCAAATGAGGCTGTTAGCTACACACAGAGTATGCAAGTCGAAAATCAGCGTCTTTTGAAGCTTATTCAGGACTCTCAAGGTGCCCTGACGGAGCAAAGCAAGTCTAGGGCAAATGCTTCACTCATGATTGCCCAAGAAAACTACAAAAGAGCGCATGAATCGGGTGATAGCGAACAAATCACCATCGCACAGCAGCATTTGACCAACGCGCAGCTTGCTCAAGCCTATGCTCCTGCGGTTTCGCAAAAAATCATCGATAATTGGAAGCAGCAGGTGATGGCGGAGGACCAACAGGTTGCGAGCCAGCAACAACAGCATATTCCAGAGCCAATTCAGCCGGATGGGAAGGCGATGGAATGGCAAGATCGCAACCCTTGGTTTGGTGTTGATAAGGAACTAACTAGTTTTGCTTATGGTGTACACGAGAAGTTGGTTATGGACGAAGGTATTGACCCCGAGTCTGAACAATATTATGAATTGATTGATTCTCGTATGAAAGAAGTCTTTCCTACGCAATTCGGTAGTAATAGCCAGCGCACTAGTTCTACGATGGTTGTTGACACCGCACCGCCTCGAAAAAAGCCCGTGGTAGCATCTGCTTCTAGAAATAGCGGAGCCAGGCCACGCACCGTCAGATTGACGGAAACCCAAGTAAGACTCGCGAAACGTCTGGGGCTTACCCCCCAGCAATACGCAGCCCAGGTAATGAAGGAGATGGCCTAATGGCTGAAGAACGCGCCCCACGGGAACCTAGAGAACTCGAAAGTCGTGAGAACGAAATTCGGGCACAATCTTGGGAGCCTGCTTCCATACTTCCAGACCCAAATCCGCAAGATGGATGGGTGTTCAGATGGATACGAACTTCTATGGTAGGCAATCCAGACAATACGAACGTGTCAAAGCGTTTTCGTGAAGGATGGGAGCCGGTTCGTGCCGAAGATCACCCTGAACTCAAGATTATGAGCGATCATAAATCGGAATGGGGTGCGAAGGGTGGCATTGAGGTTGGTGGGTTATTGCTCTGCAAGGCACCGGAAGAAACGGTGGAACAAAGGCGAGCCTATTACAGGAATCACGCCGAATCGCAGATGCAAGCAGTGGACAACAATTATATGCGTGAGAACGATCCACGAATGCCAGTTCTCGCGCCTGATCGTAAAACTCGTGTAGCATTCGGTGGCGGAGGTCGCTGATGCTACAACATGACCAGTAGAGGTGTTTATGGCTACTACAGCGGCTCCATATGGGGCCAGGCCCATTGGCACTCTTAGTGCTTCCGGGTCATTCACCAGTCAGACGAGACACTTGCCGATTATTACTACCTACGGCACACAGATCTCTAATGGTGATTTTGTTAAGGTTGCAGCAGACGGTACTATCGCGAAGGATACTGGTACTACTGCTTTGACCGCAGTTGGGATCTTTTTGGGTTGCTCTTATACGGACCCGACGACCAGCCAGAAGACGTTTTCTAATTACTGGCCTGCATCTAATGCGGCCACTGATGCGATGGCGTATGTGCTGGACGATCCCTTTGTGGTATTTCAAATGCAGTCTGACGAGGCACTAAACACTACAGATCGCGGTCTTAATGCGTCTGTGGTCGTCACGGCTGGCAATACTACTTTCGGTAAGTCCAAGAATGCGCTTGACGGCAGCACTCCAGCAACAACGAACACGCTGCCTCTTCGCATTATTGATTTTGTCGATGGCCCAACTAGCTTGCCGCCGAAAGGCACTACGGCAAGTGATGCATATCCTGATGTAATCGTGAAGTTCAACGCTGCGTCCAGCGGGTCAGCTTCTAATCATTCCTATTTAAACGCTACTGGCGTATAGGAGACTGACCAATGGCTATTTCACGAGCACAACTTCTCAAGGAACTGCTTCCTGGGCTGAACGCGCTCTTTGGAATGGAGTATGCACGTTATGACGACGAGCATACCGAAATCTATGAGACAGAAAGTTCGGATCGGTCTTTTGAAGAAGAAGTGAAGCTTTCGGGCTTCGACGCTGCCCCGGTGAAGGATGAGGGGTCTGCGATTTCTTATGATGCCGCACAGGAATCGTTCACGGCTAGGTACAACCATGAAACGATTGCGATGGGTTTCGCCATCACGGAAGAGGCCATGGAGGACAACCTCTATGACTCCCTGTCGGCTCGTTACACCAAGGCTTTGGCTCGCGCCATGGCCCACACCAAGCAGGTTAAGGCTGTTGTTCCTTTGAATAACGGTTTTACCAACGCTTATCAGAGCGGCGACGGTGTAAATCTCTTTACAGCGTCAAGCGATGGCGTAACTGGTGGTGACGGTCACCCGCTTGTTTCGGGTGGCAAGAACTCCAACCGTCCAGCGACTGCCGTTGACCTCAACGAGACTTCTCTTGAGGCTGCTGTAATCCAGATTGGCAAATGGACCGATGAGCGTGGTCTGATGATCGCTGCTCGTCCCCAGACGCTCGTTATCCCGCCCGACTTGCAGTTTGTGGCGACACGGGTAATGAAATCTGAGCTTCGCCCCGCGACGGCGGACAACGACATCAATGCAGTGCGTTCGATGGGTGTTGTTCCGGGTGGAACAGTCGTGAATCACTACCTTACTGATACGGATGCGTGGTTCCTGCTCACCGATGTTCCGAACGGCATGAAGCATTTTAATCGTGTGGCACTTGAAACGAGCATGGACGGTGATTTCGATACCGGAAATGTTCGCTACAAGGCTCGCGAGCGGTACAGCTTCGGTGTCTCCGATCCACTTGGGATCTGGGGTTCGCCCGGAGCGTAGTGAATAAGGGGTGGGGACGGTTCTATGTTCGCACCGTTCCCGCCCCTTTTTCTTTTTCCTGACTATCAAGCGATTGGTAGACACTAGCCAAGACAGGAGAAACTAATGGCTAACACAACTTTTTCAGGTCCAGT